TCTAACACTGTTTTGATGTATTTCATGGATGCATCATAGCTCTTGATATCTGGGTTAGCTCCTGGTGTAGGGGTTGTCCACTTGCATGGATACCCCGCAAGTTCCATAGCTTCCGACATCGGTGTTCTGACAATCTTGTCCCGTTCGGGGCAAAAAGATCCTACACGCCCATAGTAATCAAAATGCAGTCCGTTACCATCTGGAAGGTGTGCTAGATTAGACTTATTTGTGATAGTCTGATCTCCCTTAATAAACTGGGTAAAACTCGGCAATGTCAGGTCAGGCATGTACATGTTATTGAATTTCGTACACGCGTGCTCAATCATACGTTGTGTTATGCATTGTGAAAAACCAAGCTTAGTGTTCTCATTAATTTTTCCCATAAAGATACTGTGGATAGTTGCCTTCTTTTCACCAACAATAACACTTGACCCACAATCACCATAATGAGTATCACCAACAAACTGTAAACCAGGAACACCGGGGTATTCATCGCCTGTGAACCGGTTGAGGGCCTTTGGTTTCACATTCACGTGTTCAATCTTAGATATTGGCACGACCTTTGACACCCCATTAGCAGTTCTTGTGACAATACTGCCCACCTGAGAGTGTGGTAGTGTTGTTGTGCTAAACCGATTGACAATATCAGAGAATTGCACACGCTCCTTCAGACGCAACAATACGATCTCCGTGGTCCCAACATTCGTTTCATTAACACGAGGCTCATAGTCTATAGAAATAACGGCGTTCTTTACCTCAACACCATCAACAATTGTCGGTGACCGAATCAGGCGTATAGTGGTGGCTGTCTTAGGCAAAAAGTGTTGGCACACAAGTAATCTCGAGGTTTGAACAGCGGTGGCACGGGTGCGCATTGTCTCCTTATCAGTGTCATAACTCAGCGTAACAACATTGTTAGCAATCGTATTGGTTAACTCAGACCCAGGTTGATGCACTAAAGGTGTCACGTGGTTCTTAACCCATTTCTCATAAAAGAATGGATCACGTGTGATGGAAGATGCCGGTTCACACATAACAGTACGAGACCAGCGGCCCCACACACACGCAGCAGAAAGTCCCATCGACAAACCAGTGCTAACAATAGGGCTCGCTTCACGAAACCTCCTATATGTGTTCCGTGCTGTTCGAATCTGCACCATTATGCTAGTGATTACATACTCGCGCTCGACTTTAAGTTCAACTCGAAGCATGTGGAGGGCATAGCCCAACGTCCCAATGC